TTCTGGACGTTCACCAGATACCGGCGTTCACCGTTAGCGTTGCAGAACATGGCGTTCATCGAGTTGATGCGGTCTTTAACCGGCGGGTTAGCATCATCAACAATAACGCTGAACCCGGCGTCGGTAAGCTGAGCAATATCGGTCTTGCTGGCGTTCTGCGATTTGCGAGAGTCGCCTGAGGCATCCGGATAGATGTAAATCTCCCGGCTTTTAACGTAGCGGCCATCCTCGTATCGCCAGAACTCCTCCTGGATGCGTTTGATCATCGCCGGTGTGTCGTAGACCTTCACCAGCTCACGAACGGCGCGCGGCAGACTGTTGCGTTTTACATGAACAATCGCGGCCATTTTCCCCACGTTGAAGTCCATGCCGATAAACAGTGGATCGTTGTCCTGAATCTCGTCAGTGCAGTTATTCAATTTACGGTTGAAGGTGTGGTAAATCGTCCCGCTGTTCAGGTTCGTGAACTTGCCGCGCAGATAGGCCTGGATCAGCTCGTCCGGGTATGAGCTGAGCAATGACGGAATGTAATCGTCAGGGAGGTTCTTCGCATTGTCGAACGTGCTGGCTTGAATCAGTCCGTACAGGGCTGTCAGTTCAGGCTTATCCCGCACCGCCTTCACGAATTGCTGATAGACGAACTTGAAGCCTTCCGGCGTGGTAGTGACGTCGATACCGTTTCGCAGACCCGGAACGTTGTAACGCATACGCGCGATGATTTTTCGCCAAGCCTGCTGTGCTTTCGCCGCCGGCATCACGTCCAGCTCATCCACCATCGCGTTTCCGATTTTGAAGCCGACTATTGAGCCGGGTTTCTCCATCGAGCGGCAGATCGTTGTTCCACGATAACGCCGCCCCTCGTAGAAATGGACCTCCTTGTTTCCCTCATTGATTTTTACGGTCAGGCCCCAGTCATGGGCCACTTCCTCAACGGTGGGATAAAAGATGTCGCGGATCTGAGGGTACGTCGGCGCGAAGTAGCCCTGGTTAATCTTCGGGAACTCCCACATTCCCTTGCAGATGCCGCCGCAACCCACCCACGTTTTACCAGAACCGAAACCGGCAACGTAGGCTTTGAACTTGTGCTGCATTGCGAGGAATCGCGCCTGAGGAATATTAAGTGTTGGGCTGATCCCCATCATCTGCCCTCGCATCCACTACATTGATATTGATTTGCACTGGCGTTGGTTCATCGTCGTCACCATCACCGGCCAGCTCTTTGCGGAGTTTCTCGATCTCCAGAAGACGGCGGTCGATTTCGATCTGCTGCAGCCTCTGCGCGAACTCACTATCCGCCAGGCCCAGGCGCTTCATCACCGCTTCGAACATGCGCTCTCGGCTGATGGCTGTGATTTCAACGCCGTTCTTACCGACCTTCACACCTGAATAAGCGAGCCGGGAAACCGCCGGGAGTTTGCGCGTATCGGGGAAGTAAGGCTGGCCAATGCCGTCGCCGTTGCAACGCGGGCACGCTGAGTTTGGCTCCCGGTTATGATCGTATCCATAGCCGCCGGTGTCTTCGGGCGGCTTAGCCCCTTCTCTACCCTCGACTTTTGCCGTCTCTTCCTCGAACTCAACAGCATCGCGCCACTGGTAGTTGTGACCGAAGCCCCAGCAGTAACGACACGCCCCGCGCCGATACTGCGAAAGCTGGTTTGCATCGAAAGTGGCGAGCTGCCACATCTGCGCGAGCACTTCATCGGCACTGCCAAGTGTGCGCGCAATGGAGGCTTTCTGCTGCTGGGCAATGACCTGAGCAACGTTAGGATTCGTTATGAGCTGGCGACCGTAGTTTGGGTCACTATAACCAGCACGTGCAGCGGCAGCGGTGGCGTTGTTGTCCTTCAGGTACTCCGCGACAAATATGCGCTGCTGAGCGGTAAGTTCATCCTCATCCACCAGCTCATTTGCGCTTTTATCTTTCTGCGCAGTGCGCACTTTTATCTGCGCAGGTTTTTTCAGACTTTGCGCAGTAGGTTTTTTGATATATCGACGGGCGGTAGCGTAGTTCAGTCCCTGCGCTTCACACCATTCCTTTGGTGATACGCCGGTTGCGGCATGTTCGGACTCGAACCGTTGCTGAAGCTCGCCCCAGTCCGGTTTTGCCATATTTACTCCATTAAAAAAGCCACCAGCAAGTGCCAGTGGCTAATGTTCAAACCTGTTACTTTTTAATAGCGCCGGAACCATTGAGGGCACTCGGCATCCTCACGAAGATTTTCAAGCATATAAAAGCAGAACTGGTCAATAGCTTCTTCGACGCTTAGTTCAGAGGGAATCCTTTCGCTTGCATAGATTGCATCTTGTATGATGCTAAACATGCCAGTGGCACTATAAATATGTGCTAATTTACCTTCCGGATCTTGCCGAATGACGTTAGCGTTATTGCTTAAAACTATCGTTTGTACTCCCCAAAGAAACAACTCTTGTTTTGACATGCTCTCTCCTTTCAACGTTGAAAAAGCAATTTAACAGCTTGTGAAATTTAAAGTAATTGGGGTTTGTCACGCATTATCACAGGCACTCAATGAATGCCTGTGATAATGCCTAACTGTACTCGCCTAACGCCCGATGAGATCTCTTTGATCTTTCGTCAACTCTTCTTCTCGCAAGTAGTAGCAGGTAAAACCAGGAGGGGGGCTATATAGTTCTGCTGGTTGGTACTTGCCAACATTAGACAGGCCGACGATTTTACCATCATCACTTTCAGCCCACGCAGCTATAGGATAGATTGCGTCTGATGTTTTCAGCTCTTCCTTACCTTGAACGAAAAGATACCAGTTACCAACGGCCGGAATGATCTTTGAATATCTACTACCTTGTGACATGTTTTTTCTCCTGAATGCCTGAGGAGAATAAAGGTATAAAATAATTGAGATTAAATAAAGGGTTACTGAAACTGTTGACAGTTCCTTTCCCGAACTTTGTTATGCGCCAGGATGTCTTTCTTCGTCTGCCTGTCCAGTACATCCCAGTCGTGATCCGTTTCGTAGATGGGTTTAACCCAGTAGCAAGCCGTGTCCACTACCTCAACCCTTACGGGTCCAGTTGTCCCGCAACTCGCGATCAACATCGTCGCCAAGCATATGGTTAACATTCTAATGCACATTCCTAGCCTCATTTGTTTCTCTGCGTGTCCCTGTATGCCGCTATCCGAGAAGAACAAGGTTCTTCATCTTATAAGTACACTTAATTTTCTTGAGCTGCGCCGAGGTGTTTCACTCGGCGAACACCTCAATGACATTCAACCCGAAAAGCATAGGCCTCCATCCAAACCTTCGGTCACTTCGACACTGGCTTGAGTTCACCGGTCGAGGTCAGGATGTCGAGCACGTCCATTTGATCTATCTCAACAAGACGATTCAGGACGTATGTCGCATTTATGCCAACCAGATCATTGCGTTGGGCTTTGAGTTCGGCAATTCTGGACTGGATGTCAGGTTTTGACAGGTTTTCGGACACGGTACGGTTAGCTGTCTTTACACTATACCCCGCCCGAATAGCCGCTTGCGTGGCGTTTAAATCGTTGAGGTGCTCGCGACAGAACATTTCTTGCTTGTCGGTGAGTGCCATATTTATCTCATTTTCAAAGGGAGCAATAACTATGAAGGAGCATCTTCATATGTTAGTAAGTGCATATTCTATTAGCGAGTTCTTGCTAGCTCAGCATAGGAATCACTTCATACAGATCAATAGCCATACTAAGGCAGTACAGAACCGAGCTATGGCAGTTGCAGAGGCCACTAATGAGTTGCTAGAGCAATGCGGTTACAAGCCTTTTCTTTATAAAAATGACTATGTCGAAAATCAATTAGTAAGCACCCTTCTTTCATCTCAGCCATTATTTAAGCGTGGTGACGTGTATTTTCTTTCAGTACACGGAGGAGGAATAATCTTTGCTCTTGACGGTGACCTGAAATCTGGTCAGACCCTAGAAGCGAACGGGGAAATGCTTAATTTTCAGTCAGGTCGATTTGAAGATGATGAGGCATTTAAATTTTTCTTAGAAGAGCTTAACCCAGCTCTAGTGGCTATAAGTTCCGTTATAGATAAGTAATCCACACTTACAATTTGTTCTGTTCATGCTGATATAATTATCGGGGTGAACAGAATCTCGCTCCTTTTACTCAGCTGAATGTGGCGCCACTCGCCTTTATCAGTCGTCATAGCCACGAATCCGTGAACGATTTCAGGCTGACTACGCTTAATCAGGTCGGTGAAAGTTCCTTTCGATGTGGTAGTTATTGTGATTTGGTAGATGTCGGATATTGAGAGCTTCTTTATCCGCTTGCGAGGATGTGACCGTCACGAGGGCTGCTATGGTGATGGCAATAAAAAACCCGCCGAAGCGGGTTGTTTTCTCATTCATTTTTCGTTCGAATTTCACGAACTCTTCAGCAGGTTATCCTGTAAATGCGGCTAGCCTCCAGTACTGACGAAGCAGTTTCTTTAACGCTATACACTAGAGTCGTTTTCTCACAAGATTTATTACCCATAGATGTACCCTCCCTGCAGATTAAATCTGCGAATAAACTAATGAATTCTGCGACGATGAAAGAAAAGATAAACGAGGTTAAGCCGCCGTGCATTCCTAACATGCCTGTCATCATCAGTCTCAGGAGGCAACCGCTGAGAGACGCTATGCGTTTCGACCATTACTAATTTACTTAAATCCTAGACATTTTCAAGCCCACCCGCAGATGAGCTTTGTAATAGGCACAAAAAAGGCCGCTCAATGGCAGCCTTTATACAGTTGCTTTACTTCCAAACCCGGGAAGATAGAGTTGAACCTCATCTATCATTCGGTTTCTGGCAGCGTGGAGCAGTTGTTTCCTGCCACCCACTCCCCACTTCGCCATCTGGCTGGCGCACTGGCTTATTGCTTTTGTTTCCGTATTGATTACGTGGTCGATTTTGTTCAGGCGGGACATGGCATCAAATCCCTTTCTCACCAAAGACTGAAAAGTCTGGTAAACCCTGATCTCGAATTCAGCACTAAGCCAGGCTGCATATCGTATTGCTACTAATTCCAAAGCCCAAACACCGTGATTAAGGCCGCCATTGATGGTTTGTACCGCCGTGCATTTTTGCACTCTGGTCAAAGTATCGACAAAATTACGAACCTGCCGGCTACGCATAAACTGGCTTGGCCTTTGGTTTTCTGTGGCCTCACCGTTTGCAACTGCAGCGGCATGAAGATCATTAAGATTGTATCGACCTTCATCATCAAGACGAACAGAAACACCGTTGACTGATACGGTTGGATATTTCATTGCGGTTACCTTTCTTTGAGATGAACCTTTGCCGCATAGGAAATCAGCCCGTCGAGGCTCGCCAGCACTAACTGACTTCCTCAAAGGCTCATTTCAAAGGGTATGGTTCGACGTGTTTTGAATGCGCTGCGGTGCGCGGTGAAATGCGGATACAAAAAAGCCCCGGCAGTTGCCGAGGCTCGGAATTTTGTTGACACTTAATAATTTCTCTTCAGCTGGACTGCTCACAGCATGACTGACTTTTACTACTTTCATTTCTCGAATTCAATTTATTTTTTTCTCGCTTCTTCAATTTTCCTGATCGCCGCCTTATCCAGATTGCACTGCCCAAGCGCCGTATAGAGCTGAGCGTTTAAATCCAGACTTGCCTGCCACGTGAACGGAACCACCAGTCCGGGGATCGGCGTGTCTGCAGTCAGATCAGCGCTTATCGGCACCACTGGAGCTGGCACGTAAACTGTCTGCGTATTCCCGCAGGCTGTCAGTAGCTTCAGAAGAAACAAGCTGGTTAGCGCACGGATCACCTTCAAGCGCCTGCCTGATGTAGACAATGCGCGTCTCGCCCTTTTGAGACAGTTCGTTCTTTGCATTCTGGGTAGCCTGTGAGATGTCGCGAATGAGGTTCATCGTGGTGATCACGTTGCTGGTGATCGCCTCCCATGTTTCTGCACGGATCGTCGCTTTATCGCGCTGGTCTTTGTAGGTGATGGCTTTGTCGCGGTAGTGGTTAATCGCCCAGGCCATAGAAACCAGCAGGCAGATAACGACAGCGCAGATGATTGCGGTTAATCGGCTCATTTCTGGCCCCACTCGCAGACTTCGCGCTCAATCTCGCGTCGGGTGATCAGCCCCTTCCACTGCTTGCTACCGGCATACGTCCAGCGCTGCAGTTCTTTGCAGGCTCCCGGCACATCTCCGGCGTTCAGCTTCTTCAGCAGCGTCGATCTGCTAAAAGCTCCAGTTCCCACGTTATAGGTGAAAGAGTAAAGTGCGGCCCGAGTGGTTTCGGGAATATGAACCTTAATCAGCGGGTCGATGGCTGCAGCAACCTTACGCAGGTCGAATTGCAGCAAAGCGTCACATTCGTTATCGGTGTAGCGGTGACCACGGCGAACGTCAGAGCCGGTGTGCCCATCGCAAACAGTCCAGACGCCAACGACATCTTGGTAAGGGTAATAGCGACGCCCTTCCAGCCCATCAGCATTGCCCAGCATTACTGCAGCAATGGAGATTGCTCCGGATCCGCCAACAATAGCACCCACCAGCTTATTTCTGAGTGTCGGGTTCATGTCGGCTCCTGCGGCGGCGGTTGTCTTCGCGGATTTTGAAATAAAGATTTGTCAGGTATGTCAGAACGGCAACAATGATGCCCACCAGCACGCCTATAGCGTTCCATTGCTCGGGGCTGTAGGCATTCAGCATGCCGTTGAGGATGGTGCCAGCTGAAGCGCCATATGCAGCACCTGTGGTTATTTTGTCCATGCGATTCATGCTCTCACCTCGCGTAGTTAGCGGGTGCTATTTGTTTGAAAGGGGTCAGGTCCTCTGGACGATTTAACAGGTAGGCGTATTGAGAATGGTTCCTGTGGCCTGGAAAAAGAAAAGGCCGCCATAAGGCGACCTCTTGAATTTGAATGCGATTTACTTAATTAACAGCTTCGTGGTGAAGAATTTGCCCGCCCATACCTGAAATCAGTTTATCTACTCGAATATAATCCTTATAGAAAAAAGATGGAGCCTCATCCCAGTGGCAGAACGCGATTTCACGCTTAAGATATATGTCATAGTAAATAACACGAGCCTTACATGATCTGGTTTTTCCTCCAGATTGTATGGGGTACCTCATCTTGAATCTGTAATTGTCACTTACATACTTATTAGCTGATGAGATCATTATTAATTCTGGAACGTTCCAAAAAGTGAAGGACAGGCACAGCATAACGGTAAGGCAAACGCCGAAAAGCCTTTTAACCAAACCTGCTGCGTTCTTATTGCTTCGGTACACACGCCAAGCAACGAACATTGCTATCAGGAAGGAAGGCCCAGCAATTAATGACTTATAAAGCACCACATCAAAAAGGTAAGTGTCATGAGTGATTTTGTCCGCCCATGCGCACCAAATTACCCAAATGACTGCAAAACTGAATAAAATCAGATCTAACCTTGTCGGAAATCT